AGGAAAGTTAATGGGAATCAGACGAGGTGAGGTCATAGAGGTCTACAATGATCTCACGATTCTTACTGAGGACAAGATTGAACAGTTAATTGGTCGATCTATCGAGTCTGACTTTCTACCTTCTCTCTCATCTGCTCCTGAGATCGTCAAGAATATGCCTAGAGACTCACTTCGTGTGAGACTATTGGGTGACGATTTTAGCATCATCTGCTACCCATTTTTTCCATCACATCTTAGACTTCCGACAAAAGTCGGAGAGTTTGTCTGGGTGTTCCTTGAAAGCCTCGAGATGACGTCTCAATCAATGTTCGATCCTGAGCGGGGATCATCTCGGTCTAGAATTAAGGATGTCGTGATGAGCGCACGAAATCCTAATGCGCAGCCTAAAGAGAATAACATTTTAGGCTTCTGGATGTGCAGACCGACAAGTGAGCGTCAAGTTGAAGACCTCAACTACACTGCATTCGGTCGATCAAAGTACGCGAGTGGATTCTCTATGGAAAGCGCCTCAGACGTTCAGAAGAACTCTTCGAGAACATCGAGAACACCAACGTTTCCATACTTCACTGAGTCAGTGGATAATGCTGATCGCGTCGAAAAAGATGATAGCCTTCTCAAGCAGAGAATGGATGGCTTTTTCAATAGTTTTGACATGGAGCCTGTTGCACGCTTCACGAAGATGCCAGGCGACACTGTCATAGCTGGATCACATGACTCAAGAATTGTCCTCGGTCAGGCAAGAGCCGGTCGTCCAGCAACATTAGGTGTGGACAATGGCGCAGTTGATATTGTTGCAGGCACAGGAAAGTCTTCAACAGCGCCAAATCTCGTCTCAAATGCTCTTGGACGTCAAGAAGTTGACAAAGACCCACTGCTTACAAACAAGCAGGATGTCTCATCAGAAGGAGATCCTGACTTCGCGTCAGATGCTTCACGGCTAATTGTGGCTGAGAATCTTGATGTTGACGGTAGTTTCTCACTCTCGTTTGACGCTACAGGGTCAACAGACACATCATCCAAGACAGGACCGAGCATCGCTGCAAAGTCTCAGCACGTTCGACTGATTGCAAGCAGTGATGGTTCTGCAAGAATCTTGGTAGAGGGACCTACGAAGTCGAGCATTGTCATCGACGCTCAAGGCAACATCCAAATCGATGCTGGCGCTGCTGTGAATGTCAGATCTCCTAGTGTGCTGATGACTTCGGCAGCAGGATCTGGTGCAACTGCAACGAGTGTAATCATCGAGACGACAACAGGATTCCAGACACAGCTTGCAACAGCCCTGACTGAGATTGCGGCAGGTCTGACTGCATTTGGAATACCGCTTCCTACGACATTCAACTTAATCGCTGCACTTCAAGCTAAGAAGTTTAGTTCACTTATCACGCGGAGTGACTGATGGCACTTAAGTCAGAAGAGCTCATTGCAATGCTTGATGAGAAGGCAACGATCTACATCGGCGAAAGTTACACTTCTATGTCTACTGACATGAAGGCAAAAATCTTTCGAGTAATTGCTGAGTCTGTCGTGGAGTACATCCAAAGCAATGCAACTGTAGCTGTCGCCGTCGATACAAAGACATCAACAGGCACAGGCACGGTTATCTAATCAGTTGATGTCGAAGAACTTCCTACGTGTCTAGTTAAAGCGTGGCACGTGACTTCAAAAGTGTAGGCATCAAGAGGTCTGATGGGGTCCAGGATAGGACAACATCAGCGGCGGCACCTCCAATTGGAATTGTGACTCCGCTCTCGCTAGATGACACAGGAAGCGGTCTGCTTTCAATGCATTTCAGCCTTGCAGATCAGATAGCAGACAATCTCAGAAACCTGGTTATGACGAACCACGGTGAGCGGGTCGGCATATACGATTTTGGTGCTGACCTTCGTCCTCTGACGCTTGAGCTTGCTCAACCCATTTGGGAAGAAGAGGCAATGATTCGCATCAAGACAGCAGTGTCAAAGTTTATGCCATACGTCGAGCTCAAGACTTTTGAGATGAAAATGATTGATCCTGAGTTTGTGGGTATGGGCAAGATCGCAATCAGGATGACATACACAGTGCAGAATGTTCAACTAACAGAGCGTGCACTAGAAGTGACAATGAATGTCGCGGGGTAGAGATGGCAACAATCAAGAATAGTCTAAAGTCGGTTCGTTCCAGATCTTATCTTAATCGGGACTTTGACTCTTTACGTGCAGACCTCCTTCGGTATGTGAAGTCTTATTTCCCTGACAGGATTCAAGACTTCTCAGAAGCTTCTGTCGGCGGCATGTTTCTTGACATGGCAGCCTATGCAGGAGATGTATCTGCTTACTATCTGGATCATCAGTTTCGTGAACTGAGTGTTGATACAGCTGTTGAGACAACTAACGTCCAGAATCTTCTGCGTATGGCAGGAGTTAAGGTTGTGGGTGCCTCTCCATCCATTACAACGCTCTCAATCTCTTTTGTTGTTCCTGCAACTGTCACAAACGGTTCTTACTCGCCTAGCACGGAGCTTCTTCCTAAAGTGATTGGTGGATCGGTTGCTATAAGCAAGAGCGGTATTCCATTTGAGATCGATGACGATCTTGACTTTGCAGAAACAAAAAATGGCGTGCTTGTCGCTTCTTACGAGGTTGGGACAAGAGACACGGCAGGAAACCCATCAGCATTTATCGTCTCAAGAAGTGTCTCTTGCATGTCTGGCAGGATGACATCCGAGAACTTTACAATTGACAGTACTTTTAGAGCCTTTAGAACGATCACACTTTCTAACTCAAATGTAACAGAGATCGTCACGGTTAAAGACACAGACAGCAACAAGTACTATGAAGTCGATGCTCTCTCCCAGGACACGATTTTTGATTCAATCATCAACGTGGGACCAGACAGTGACATGGTGCCGTACGTGCTTGAACTTGTTCCTGCGCCTTACAGATTTACAGCAGCAATGTCTCTAGGAAGCGGTGTCACCACGTTACAGTTTGGCTCAGGTGATTCACTATCACTTGACAATGACATCATACCAGACCCGGGTCAAGTGGCACTTCCGCTATTTGGGAGAAAGCAGGTCGCTAGAGTGGCTATCGATCCCAACTCAATTTTGGGAACAAGCACGTTAGGCTATGCGCCATCAGGAACTACGCTGACAGTCAAGTATCGATATGGAGGCGGCATTGATCACAATGTTGATGAAGACACCATCACAGAGTTCACAAGGCTCAGCCTACGATTTCCTAGCGATGCAAGTCAGGCACTTAATGCGAGAGTTAGATCTTCCATATCAGTTACAAACGCTGCTAAAGCTCAGGGCGGAGATGCATCTCCCACGATTGATGATCTTAAGATAAGAGTTCCTGCCGCAAGAAATGCACAGAACAGAATCGTCAGCGTCTCTGACCTTCTTTCTAGAGTCTACACGATGCCTGCCTCTTTTGGACGGGCATATAGGGCTGGAGTCGCTCCAAGCAGGACAGACCCATCAGTCACGAACCTGTACATCTGCAGCAGTGATGCTGACAAGAAGATTGTTGTCTCGCCGGATACACACAAGAAAAATCTGAGGAAGTATCTGAACCAGTTCAGATTAATCTCTGACAACATTGACATACTCGATGCTCAGATTCTTGACTACGGCGTGACGTACACCGTCACAGTCGAGTACGATCAGAACAAAAGGACTGTTCTTCAGTCAATCAACACACGATTGAAGGCACTTCTTTCGACGACCAACTTCCAGATTGGTCAGCCAATTGTGCTGGGTGACATCATGAACGTGATTGTTAACTCTGAAGGCGTGTCCAGCGTTAGCAACATCCAGATCACATCTATCGCTGGTACTAACTCGGGAAGAGTGTACAGCTCAAACACATTTAACGTCTCGCTTCAGACTCAGACAGGCGTCATTAGGTGTCCTAACGGGGCCATCTTCGAGCTGAGATTCCCAGACTATGACATCACTGGAAAGGCTCAATGATCAAGATCATCTCAGCTTCAGCTGACACATACATTACCAATCGGATTGTCAATAACTTTCTACGCGCAAAAGACGCAAACGTAGGAGAAGCGGGCACTCTAGACCTTTTTAAGCTATACAACGAGTCTCGAATCAATAATGAGACTGAGCCAATTGAGCTTACACGCGTTCTTCTTAGATTTGATCTCGAGCCTATTCGAAAGCTTACAGGAAGCATGATTGATCCTGGGAGCTCATCTTTTAAGTGCAAGCTCAAGCTAAAAGATGTCTATGGTGGCAGTCCTACACCCACCAATTTCACACTTGTGATTCACCCACTCTCAAAATCATTTGATGAGGGTGTGGGAAGAGACATCATTCGATTTGACGATATCGATGTTGCAAACTTTATAACTGCATCCTACCACAACGGTGAGGCTGTCCTGTGGAGTGGAGAAGGCGCTAGCGCAGAAGGTGCAGTTGGCAATAGCAATATTGACATTATCAGCACGGCAAACTTTGGAAATGGTTTTGAAAGCATCACGGCAACACAGCTCTTTGAGGGTCCAGAAGATCTGTCAATTGACGTGACCAAGATGATCTCGGGCACACTCGCTGGCTTCTTGCCAGATTACGGATTTAGAATCGCTTTCAGTGGGTCAGCCGAGACTGACACAAGAACAAGGTTTGTAAAGAGATTTGCATCGAGACACTCAAGCTCACCCAGCAAGAGGCCGTATCTCGAGGTTTCATTTGACGATGCAGTTCGTGACAATCATGCGAACATGGTCTTCAATACAACAGGATCACTGTTCTTGTACTCTTCTACTAGAGGAACGCCGACAAATCTGCTGTCAGGATCTGCAGCAAAACAGGTGACAGGAAGCAGCTGTATGACACTTAAGCTGTCATCTGGTACGTTCTCGAGATCTTTTAGCGTTGATCAGGCAAAAATTGGAAGCATTCCAAGAACAGGACTTTATGTTTCTTCTTTTGCGATCAATAGCTTTGCAGACCCGCTGTTCAGCTACCTGAAGAACGCCTCATCAGCGTCATTTACAGAGACATGGGGATCTTTAGACGGCACAGTAGGCTTTCACACAGGCTCGCTTGAAATCAACATGCCGAGTGCCTATGCTTACAAGCCTCAGACTAGATCACTTTACGCTAGAGTGACAAACTGCAAAGCTGAGTACACACGTGAGGAGACACCCAGATTCATTCTCTTTATTGAGGATCTTGATGAGCAAGTTATTTTTAGCCGGTATCCAAGAGAGAACAACGGTCACGTCTACCCCAATGTTTTTTATAGCGTAAAAGATGCAGTGTCAGGAGACGTAGTCATCCCATTTATGACTAGCAATAGTGGAACTCGAGTTTCTACAGCTGAAGACGGGATGTACTTTGACTTTCACATGGATGCATTGAGTCCCGGAAAAACATACGAGTTTAGAGTCCTTGTGGCAGACCTGGGTGAAGATCTAATCCTTGATGGCGTGTCACCGAAATTTAGGGTGAGCTGATGTTTAAGCGACCCAACTTCAAATCTCTGCAGCCTAGTCTCATGATCGGAAATCGTGAGCAGGCAACGCTGGCTGCTGGGAAAGTCAGGCATAAAAATGCAGACAGCACATCGACAACAAGCGACTACGAAAAGACTGCAAGCTCACTCGCTTCAGGACCTGCAAGGACTTCACAAGATCTAGACATTGATTGGTCAAAGTTTGAGAATCACACTTTCTTTGACTCTGCAGCATCAAAAGTAAATGCAGCTTTTCTTCACATCGTGAATGAGTTTCCGTTTGACGGAACAAAAAAAGAGCTGCTGAGCTACATGAATGATCTAGTTGGGTTTGAGAAGTACGTCTTTGACCAATTTCCAAAGTCAATCGGATATTACAATTTTGCTGGGTCTTCCTGCGTCAAGGTCAAGGACTCGACTGGCGCAGAGTTTCCAGACTTTTCAAGTGACAGCACTGGAAGATCTGTGCTTGATCCTGCTGGCGGACCCTTTGCCGTTCAGTTACACATCAAGCCAGCTGTGTCTTCAAGCGGCTGTCAGGTCATAGCACAATATGCGAAAGATCAATCAAATGGCCTGACCCTATTCATAAGCTCGAGCGCATCTTCGACATCTGCAAGTCTTGGGTTTGCTGCTTGCTCTGGGTCACTAAGCTGCTCTGCTTTGACTCAGATACAAAAAGGGCAGTTCCAACACATAGCTGCTGTCTACATCCCATCAGGTATCACTTCATCTATTGAGATCTATCGAAATGGAGAGTTGCAGACGACTTCTTCTAACGCGATCTGGATAGGCGGATCAATAGGCGCAAACGATTTCACAGTCGCCTCAGGCTCAACTTTTAATTTTGTAGGAAGCTCACTAAGACCAGCTAGGCTTCTTGATTCTGCAGTTGATGATCTTCGCGTCTATCACAGTGTCAGGACACCCGACGCTTTGCGTTATAGCGCAGACTATTCAGGATTTTCTGACGATGAGAATGAACCTGAAGGGCTTCGCCTCTACTACAAGTTCAATGAGCCGCCAGGAAGTCATGTTCAATCAAGTGTTGCTCTCGACAGCTCGGGTAACTGCTTACATGGAAAAATCACAGGATACGCCAACTCGCAGCGTGTCACAGGGTCATCTGCGCTTATTAAAGAAGATGACAGACTTAGTCCTGTCCTGTTTCCAGACTATCCGCCTTCTGCCGAGAAAAACCAAGATCTTCTGACAGCAGGAAGTCTCTATGACAAAGAGAACCCCAACTACATCATCAGGCTTATCCCGCAGCACTACTTTCTTGAGGGGCAGCAGTCGCTCAGCTTCACTGACGTGCAAGGAGAGATTGACAGCGCCATCTTGGGAACCAGCATACCCGGATCAGGCAAGTTAAGCCCAGTTCAGATTATGACTGCTATGCTGCTGATCTATGCAAAGGTTTTTGACGAGATCAAGATCTTTCATGATCACTTCTCTAGACTGACTTACGTCGATTACGATGCCAACAACTCAGTTTCAGACAGATTTCTGACTTTCCTTGCTGGATACTACGGCATTGAGCTTCCAAACCTTTTTGGAGATGCAACACTTGATCAGTACTTGATCGGTGAGAAGATGCAGACTAGATCTACTGCAAGCCTTCCACTTCGATCAGTCCAAAATGCGATATTCAGAAGGATTCTTACGAATCTTCGCGAGATCGTCACATCAAAGGGCACACATGCAGGAATTCGCGCCCTCTTCAACTCTGCAGGAATAGCACCCAATGCCTTCTTTAGGATTAGAGAGTACGGTGGTCCGACAGAGATAGCGCTTAGTGCAATTCGAGATGAAGTAATCGAGATTGCTGCGTCACTTGACATGTCAGGAAGCCTTGCAGGAACTGCTTCCGCAGGACCGATTAATGCGCAAGGATTCAGATCAGCGTCACCACGTCTTATCGGATCTTTTCTCAGCGGAAGCAGAATTGAGGTGGGATTTCCTGCACCATCTGGATCTTTGATCCCGTTTCCGGGTCTTTACCACGGTATTTCCAACAGCCCATCAGATGGTCTGATGACGTCTGGCTCTTGGACTTTTGAGGCTTCGTACAGGTACGATTTGAAGTCAAGAGGGAAAGAGAGCCTTGCTCGTCTTCATGTCACTGGGACCTCATCGCCAAGCAGCGGTCAGGGTGTAGTGTTCAACATCGTTGCTACGCCTGGCACAACACCAACACTCAATGCTTATATTGCTGCTGACAAGACAGGAGCCGCACTTCCTATTGCGCTCCATCTGTCAGGCACAGATATTTTTGATGGCAACAGGTGGCATGTCGCGCTCTCAAGGGTCAGGTCTGACGATGAAAGCAACAGTGAGGGAGTCGTCAGCTCTTCCTACAGCCTACGATGCGCAAAAGTCACACCAGGCGGAAGCGTCACTTTCTTCAGCGCTTCTGGGTACTTCGATGAAGGAAGCACGGGAAACAACGTCTTACAGAATGTGTCCTCATACAACACTAGTGGATCTTTCCTTATCTTTGGATCTCAGAGTCTAGCTACGGGACCTGCTTTTCTTAACAACACGTCAAGCAACTCTGAGATGAGGACCACACAATTTTCTGGTCGGACCCACTCGATCAGGTTCTGGTCAAAGGCGTTGTCAAATGATGAATTTAGAGAGCACGCAAGCAGCTACAGATCAATGGGAGTTGGTGACCCCATAGTAAACTTTGGCTTCAATACGACCTCAACAGGATCATTCCAGAAGCTCCGAATGGACCTATCCTGTGATCAAGACGTTACAGGCTCTTCTTCTAGCGGCACAATCGTGATTTCCGACTTCAGCCAGCAAGGTCGCGTCGCCATAGGCTCCGGGTTTGAGACTCAATCACTTGTAATCAAGCCTGAGTCTCATCGGTTCACCCAGATCTCGACTCGTTTTGATGTCAGGCAGACAATTGAAAAAGTAAGAATCAGGTCCCTTACAGAGGGCGAGAATCTCCTTGAGTTTCCAGAGGCGCTTCCTGCACCCATTTATGAGCAGGTCAGAAGTGAGCCAGCTACATCTGACAGCAGGCTTTCTATTGAGGCTTCAGCTGTTGATGCTCTGAATGATGACATTATCAAGCTCATCTCAACACTCGATTTCTTTGAGAAGGCGCTAGGTGATCCTCGCGTCCTGAATGAAGATGATTACCCCGACCTTGAGAAGTTGAGAAAAATCTACTTCAATCGTCTTGTGGCAAAGCCTGAGCTGCGAGCGATGTATGACGTTTTCAAATGGGTTAGTGACGCTTTAGGTGCACTCATCATGCAGCTGGTTCCTATGAACAGTGTGTTTTTGGGGATCTCCTACATCATTGAGTCACACATTGCCGAGAGAGCTCGTGTCAGGTACTTCTTCGATGACGTCTACAAGCAGAAGACGATCACGCAGCAAGCGAATAAGCAGGTGCAGGATCCAAAAGGAAGCACAGCAAGCAGCACCAACACGATCGATAAGATCAAGCTCACATCGAGGAGCTAAATGTCCAACTCTAAGATTGATTACTCGCAAGCACCTGTCACATACGCAGAAATTGAGAGCTTCACGCAGGGCATAGAGATCCAGAACTTAGCACGACGTCGTGCTGTGTCTGCACTTCCGATAGTCTACTCAGGTAACGACGATCTTAGCATTGTTCAGCAGGACTTTGGAATCGTTGCAAATGAGGATCATCTCACGCCATTTCATGATAAGCGTGGGCGGATATTGCCCGCTGAGATTCTCGTGATAGGATCGCAGACATTCGAGGAGACGCAGACTTATCACACGAACGATCTAGCCAATACAAACGGTGTTCTTGAACCCCTTGCTATACGATCTCTTCTGACAGCGTCTAGCGCAGAGATTGCATGTGAAAGGACAATCAAAGGAGACGTTGGTCTGCTCTCTGTGAATGGTCGACCATCAATCATGCAAGATGACTGGTACGACGTTCGAGAGCGAGGCATGCCGGGAAATGCCTTTTTTGATGCTCAAGATCAAGTATCAAACATGTCTATTGTTGGATTCTCAGGTGGATCCGCACCGCAGCCTGTTCCCTTTAATGATGCTCAAAAAGTTAAGAGTGTTTATTACACGGGCAGATACTTCTTGCCTGGTGGCGAATTTGGAGTTTCACGGAAGACGTACGGGAGAGGATTCACGTACGATAATACAACCGTAGGAACTGACTCCCTTGCTTATGGCGGCCTGAAGAGATGAGTACCAAGAGAACTCGCATTTCACCTCGCATTAGGCTTCGAGAGAACGATGCAAATGCTGGACAACGACCTGCCTCTATTGAGGATGGCAGAGCTAAGAAACCGAGTTCTGGCGGAGCGATTGGATTTTCATCACCATTTAGTGATGAACGAACAATCTTCTTTAAGACAGAGAATAACATTCTCTTTCCTACAATGCTCCCGTCTGGAAGCTACCTTGTAGACACT